AATATCGAGCTTAATTGAAGTGGATTCACCTTTATAAATTTTATCAATCGTAGGATAAGTAACTCCAATTTTTTGAGCAAGTTCATAACGTGTAATATTAAGTTCTTCCATTCGATTTTTAATGTTTAATTTCATATATAAAACACCTCACTAAGTTTCTTTATATATAGAATATCATATATAAAGAGAAAAATAAATATAAAAAATATTTATAATAATACTTGACAATATATATAGCGAAGTATATAATGTGAAATATCAAAAGAACGAACAGAAGAAAGGAGGGCTAAAGTAATGGATATAAAACGTGGTGAAATATACTTCGCAGATGTAACAAAATATGATTCTCAAGGCTCTGAGCAGAGTGGTAGAAGACCAGTGCTTATTATTCAGAATGACATTGGAAATAAATTTAGCCCTACCACAATTATTGCGATTATAACTACGAAGTCTAAGAGAGAATTACCGACACATGTTGAGTTACATAAAGATGAAATCAACGGATTAAAATTTGATTCAGTTGTAGCTCTTGAACAAATTTCGACAATTGATAAAGACAGATTGAAATTTAAAATTGGTAAATTATCTAATGAAGATACAATTCGTGTTATGGAAGCAGTGAAAGTAAGTTTGGGTGTGATGTAACGGAGAGGAGAGAATAATATGAAGACAGAAACTTATGATTATTCAACAATTGATGAAGCTATAGAAAGATTACAGAAGTTAAAGGCTGAAGGAAAAAATCCTAAGAATGTAGTAATACTTACAATGGATTTTGATAATAATACTTCTTCAAAGAAAATTGCAACACCTGATGATGGTTGTCTATTAGTAAAGAAGTCAAAGACAATTATTATGAATGAAGATGAATATATTCCACACATGCAGCTTTTTAATACAGAACAGAATATAAAGAATATCATTAGAAGAGGAATTATGCATGATATTTTATTATGAAATGTTATGCGAATATTTGTTCGATTTCATATTGACAAGAACGAATGTTCGGAGTATTATAATGAAAAGAACAGAGCAAGCGATTCAAATGGTGCGGGAACACCTTTCTACTTACTCTGTTCAAAGAACACAATTACATATTAGCTAAATAATATGAATCGCAATTAAATTATATTACATATTTATAATTAAGTCAATTGCGTTTCAGTATTATTTTTCCAAACTTAACAATTAAAATTAAATATGCATTTCATATGCTTTAGTCAATATTCTAAGGCTTATTAAAGTGCACCCTCAAATTAGAAAGGAGTGGTCATTTTGGACTATGTTATTAAAAATAATAACAAAGTTTACATTCGTGTAAGAAATGGAAGGACAGAAACTTGTTCGGAGAATTTAAAAGGCGTTTTTAGTGAACACAAAGCAAAGAATATATTAAATTCGTTACCCAAAACATTAAGAAGATATCATTTTTATGTAGAGGCTATACCTGATATTGCGCCAAAAGTAAAAGAAAATAAAGTTTATGAAATTCCAGAAGAGGTGAGTCGATGGATTAATAAATTTGGTACATGTGGTGAAATTTTAGCAGAAGCAAAGGCAAGAAGTGATATTTTAGTAGCGCAAATAAATAGCTCAGACGAAGAATTGATAGACATTGTACATGAGGCAGAATTAGAACCGGATTTAAATATGTATAAAGGTTATTTAATATACACAAAAATTCGGAACAATCGTAGGGAGAGACGTAAATTAAAAGACGAATTGTTAATTATATCAGATATTTTGGATGACATTAGTCCTTCGAAGTTACATAAAAGCAGAATTCAAAAAGCTGTTGATGGTTTGTTACATAGAAAATATACGTACAGGATTACAGAGACGGAGGCGGATGAAGATAATGGTATGTAAAAAATGCTTGATTCCTATGGTAGAGACTATGAGTTTTCAACCAGGAGAAAGAAATCGACATGATAGATATTGTAAGTGTCCAAAATGTAAAAGAGAAACTAAACATATTAAATTATGAATTCTGAACTGACTTTTGGAGAATACATAAATAAGGAGTTGCGAAAGGTAGGTAGATGAAATGATTAATAAAGAGATGATGAGGATTATTAATAGTAATCCTGAGATGATGGCTGTTGTTAATTCGTATATGGAAAATGATATGAGAAAACTCAAAAAAATATGTCATAAAGTTTGGTACGGGAAGTTTGATAGAAGTGATTATGATGAACTATATGATGTGGCGGTTGATTGTCTTATAGAAACATTAATTACATACAATAATGAAAAAGCTCGTTTAGAAACATTTCTTGTAGGAAATATCATGAGGAAGACAAGCACATGGATGCGAGATAATAAATATAGATTAAAACGCCAGAATCTCTTAAAAGACGAAAATGGGAAATTAATTCTTGATGAAAAGGGTAATCCTCAAATTGTCATGAATGTCTCATTAGATATGAATACAGACGAGGTAAAAAATATTAAAGATAATTTACCTTCAAGAGAGAATGTAGAAAGAGAAATATTCACAGAAGAATATACTGATAAGGTTGAATTATATTTGCAACAATTGCCACGAAAACAGGAAAGGGTAGCGAGATTGTTATCTCAGCAGTATACGAAAGACGAGATATTAGAAATATTACATATAACCGCAAACGAATATAATGATTGTTTGTCAGGATTAAGAAAGTATGAATACATATCAATTTTATTTTAATTAGGAGGAAACAAGCTATGACAATGGTAGGAAGAGACAAAGTAAAAAAAGATCAGATGATGTTAGGAACATTACTTAACCAGTTTAAAAGAGGTCAGATTAATAAGAATCACCCTTTGCAGAGAAAACCTGATCAATGGACAGATGAGGCAAAGTCAGGGCTTGCTGCCACTATAATTAAAGGTGAAGATATTGATTCTATTAAGATATGCGAACAGATTATAAGCTCAACAGAGTTCATTCTTTGGCTTATTGATGGATTGCAGAGATTAACTGTTCTTGAATCATTTAAGAATAACGCTTTTGAAATTAAGAAGAGTCTTGAAATGCCAATTATGTACTATCAGGGAGTTGATGAGAATGGAAAAGTTGGAGTTATTAAATATGATCTTAGAGGTAAAAAGTACAAAGATTTACCAGATGAATTAAAGGAAAAATTCGATAGTTATGCTGTTGATATAGTTAAACATCTTGACTGTACAGATGAAGAAATAGCTTATCACATTGCTAGATATAATAGACAGACAAGTATGAATGTAAATCAGAAAAATATTCTTTCAGCTTGGAAGATAGCACCTGAGATTAAAAAACTTACAAATAATCGTTTTTTTAAAGATTGCGGAAATTATAACCCAAAAGAAGATACAAAGGAAGTTTTTAATAGGATTGTATGTG